GTTGTTAATTACACAGGTGCAGCAGCATGCGCTGTAGCATTACCAGCAGCAACAAGAGGAGCTATTGCTGTTTATGTTCAATCTAAAGACACAGCCGGTGGAACAGCTACATTAACTTTTAATGCAGCGGGAACTGACGTTTGGGCAACTGGTTCATTAATAGAATCAAGAAACTCAAATGAAGTAACTTTTGATACTTCAGCAGCAGGTGAAACACAATTAGTTTTCACTCCAGCTGACGCAGCAACTAATGTTCTAACAACTGGAGGCAAAATTGCTTTCATGTGTTTTGAAGATGGTGTATGGCACATTGCAACTGAATTCACTGGTGCAGCAGCAGCTGTTACTGGTGCGTTTGCATTTGCAGCGTAACAATTATGTGGGTGAGAAACTTCAAGACTTTTTGATCTTGATACTCACCCACACCAATAAGGAGATAAAAAATGGCAGCTAAAGGCGACGTAAAAGCAGTACAAATAACAGCTACGGGAAGTGTGTTTGCTGGTAGAACAAGATTAAGAGGGATTATTCTTTCTAATACCACTACTCAAACAACAACAGGCTCGATAACTTTGCAAGATGAAGACGGTACTCAGTTTACATCTGAGGTACCACCAGGTGATGTTTTTTCATTTAACTTACCTGAAGATGGTATTTTGTTTAAAGGTTTGATGACTTGTAATGCAATAACAAGTGCGAAGTGTACTGTATTGATAGATAAGTAGGAGGTTAGATGGCTAACACTACTTCTGGGACAACAACTTTTGAAAAAACTTTTTCTATCGATGATATCATAACAGAGTCATTTGAAAGATTAGGACGTTTTGATTACAGTGGTAATGATCTTGCCACTGCAAGGAGATCTTTAAATATTTTATTTCAAGAGTGGGCCAACAGAGGTTTGCACTATTGGGAGATAGCAAACAATAATATTACATTAGTTGCGAACCAAGCAGTTTATACTATGTTCAGATCTGCAGCAGATGGAACATCTGATGCTACAGCTGTCTTTGGTGTTGATGATATATTAGAGGCAGTATACAGAAATTCTTCTAATGTTGATTTTCCATTAACTAAAATTAACAGATCAGCTTATCAAGCTCTTTCTAATAAAACTAATACTGGAACACCCACACAATATTATGTGCAAAGATTTATAGATAGAGTTACAATTACACTTTATTTAACACCTGGATCTTCAGAAGCAGGTAATTTTTTAAATTATTATTATGTAAAAAGAATCCAAGATGCAGGGGCGTATACAAATGCAGCTGATGTTCCTTATAGATTTGTACCTTGTATGTGTGCAGGTTTAAGTTATTATTTAGCTCAAAAATTTGCTCCACAAAGAACACAAGAAATGAAATTAATTTATGAAGATGAACTTAATCGTGCGTTAGAAGAAGATGGATCTTCATCTAGTTCGTACATAACACCAAAGAATTATTATCCAAATGTCTAATTTATCAAAAGGAAAATATGCACAATTTATATCTGATCGTTCTGGTCAAGCATTTCCATATAGTGAAATGGTTATTGAATGGAACGGGGCTAGAGTGCATGTATCTGAGTTTGAACCTAAACACCCACAGTTAGAGCCTAAACCTATACAGCCAGACAGCCAAGGTTTAAGAAATGCTAGACCTCAAACTTTTACAATTAACTCTGGAGGCGGTGGAGGTATAGTTGCTAATTTAACTTTACCAGGTGATTTTGCATTTGGTTCAAATAATATGACACCTGAAAATGGATCTGTTGCAAATAATAGAAGACAAGCTAATATGCTGTTAGGAGAAGTAGGAGTGGATATAACATGACGTATGCTGAATTAGTACAAAAGATTAGAGATTATACAGAAGTAGGATCTTCAGTTTTAACTGATAGTATAATTAATGATTTTATATTAGACGCTGAATTTAGAATTTTAAGAGATGTAGATTCTGATAACAATAGAAGATATGTTACAGCTACTATGATATCTGGGCAAAGATTTATAGATACTCCTGATGATTTATTAGTTGTAAGATCTGCTCAAATTATAGATTCTGATGGTGTTGGTCAGGCTGATAATAGAGATTTTTTAAAGTATAGAGACACTAGTTTTATGTCAGAATTTAACCCTACTGGAGCTACTGGGGTTCCTAAATATTATGGTATGTGGGATCAGGACACTATCGTGGTGGCTCCCACGCCTAACGCAACATATACAATTCAGCTAAATTATATCTTGAAACCTGCTGGATTATCGTCTACAAATACTACTACATATTTGAGTCTGCAATTTCCCAACGGACTTTTGTATGCAAGCCTCATCGAGGCGTTTAGCTTCTTGAAAGGCCCAAATGATCTCTTGCAATTATACGAAGGAAAGTATAAACAAGCGATAGAAGGCTTCTCAATTGAACAAATGGGAAGAAGAAGACGAGATGAATACCAAAGTGGTGTCAATCGTTTAGGAAAACAATAGGAGATAACACATGGCAATTACGCAAGCAATTTGTAATTCTTTCAAAAAAGAACTTTTGGAAGGTGATCACAATTTTAAACAATCTGGTGGTGATGTATTTAAGTTAGCTCTGTATACTTCTTCTGCAACTCTAAACTCTGCAACTACAGTATTTACAACTACTAACCAAGTAACGGCTAGTGGTCAGTACGCATCTGGCGGTGGTAAGTTAGCAAACGCAGGAACATCTGTTGCATCAGGTGTTGCTATCGTTGACTTCGCTGATAGATCTTTTACTGGAGTTACAATTACAGCTAGAGGTGCCTTAATCTATAATACGTCTGCAACAGTAACAAACGCAGCCGTTGCAGTTTTAGATTTTGGAGGAAACAAGACAGCTACCTCTGGTACATTTACAATTCAATTCCCAGCGTTTACAACCGCAGCAGCTATTCTAAGGATATCTGGATAATAGGAGGTAGATTCCTATGTCCAATACTTGGGGTCAGAATACTTGGGGTTTTAACCAATGGAACGATCTATCCAATAGTACACCTGCTGTAAGTGGAATATCACTTTCGGCAAATATTGGTTCTGTAACTCTTACTGGTGAAATAAATTCTGGTTGGGGACGACAAGGTTGGAATGAAAATGGTTGGGGTATTCAAGGCACTTTAATACCTTCATCTTTTAGTTTATCTGCAAATTTAGGAAGCGTTAGTGTAACAGCCGAAGTTAATGTTGGTTGGGGCTCTGATGCATGGGGTGTTGAAAACTGGGGTCAATCAGGAAATGCCTTTGTTGTTCTTGGTCAAGGTTTATCTGCAGCTGTTAATGTAGGAAATGTTTTTGGAACAGCTAATGTAACATTAACTGGCATAGGTGCCACAATGGCAACAGGAAGCGCAACTGCTTTCTCTTTAGTTGTAGTTCCTGTAACTGGAAACGCTTTAACAACTGTATTATCTTTTGATCCTGAAAACCTTCCTGTAACAGGATCTGCTGCAACTGTTTCTCTTGGAACAGCCATAGGTGATGCAAATACTATTGCAGAAGTTTCTCGAACATCTACATTAGGTTGGGGTTACAAAACAACTTGGGGACAAGGTGTTTGGGGTAATCAAACAGGCGATACATTATCGATGAGCATAGATGAAGGAACAGTTGATCCTTCACCTGATGCTACAGTAACTGGTCAAGGAATGACCGCTGCTTTATCTGTGGGAACGGTAATCGCAGGAGACGCAAATACTTTACCTTTAACGGGTATAGCTATGAATGCCTCTTTAGGAACTGCTGTATTAGACGCAAATACTATACCTACAATTACAGGATTTGGATTAACAAATAACTTAGGAAGTGTAACTTTATCTGGTACTGCTACCGTAGATTTAACTGGAATTGGCTTGACAACAGCTGCTGGAAGCCTTAAAACTAGGATCTGGAACGAAGTAAATACCGGCACAACCGTAACTTGGTCAGAGGTTGACACCGCAGCTTAAAAATAATAAAAAACGAATAAGAGGATATAAAAATTATGGCAAACTCTACATCTGCTAATTTAAAATTAACCGTCCAAGCTACTGGTGAAAACTCAGGAACGTGGGGACAAATTACAAACACAAACTTATTAATCGTAGAACAAGCTATTGCTGGATACGAATCTGTAACTGTTAACGCAACAACAGGCGTAACATTAGCATTTACAAATGGTGCAGTTTCAAATGGTAAAAATCAGGTTGTTAAACTAGCAGGAACAATTACAGGTGCTATTAACGTAATAATTCCAGACTCTATTGAAAAAACTTATATTATACACAACGGAACTTCTGGAGCATACACAGTAACTGTTAAAACGACTTCTGGTTCAGGTGTTACTTTTGCAGCTGATGATAAAGGACATAAAGTTCTTTACTCAGATGGAACAAACGTTGTAGACACAGCATTAACTGATTTATCTTCAGACGTTTCACCTCAATTATCTGCAAACTTAGATACTAACTCTCACAATATCTTAATCGATGATGCACACTTTATTGCAGACGATTCTGGTAATGAACAATTAATATTTCAAAAAGCAGGTTCAGCTGTAAACAATTTAGAAATTACAAACGCAGCTTCTGGTAGTCACCCATCTATCGCATCAGTTGGAGATGACACAAACATAAATTTCAACATTATTCCTAAAGGAACAGGTGTTGTTCAATCAGATGGAACAGCAGTAAACGTAGCAGGTAAACAAACTATTTTCGTTCCTGCAGTTGCTATGTATCCTAGAACAACAACAGGATGTGCTGACTTAGCTCAAACAGAGTTAACAGTAGGAAGACCTGAATTAAAATCATTAGACTTTGATGCATCAACTGATGAGTTTGCACAATTTGCAATTACGTTTCCAAAATCTTGGAACGAAGGTACAATTACTTATCAACCTTACTTTACTGCAAATACAACAAACACTGGAACAGCTATCTTCGGATTACAAGGTGTAGCTATATCTGACAACGATGCAATCGACACAGCATTTGGGACTGCTCAAACATCTTCGAAAGCACATAGTGGAACTATAAATGATCTTGATGTTGGACCTGAAAGTAGTGCAATTACTATTGCAGGAACTCCAGCTGCCGGAGATGAAGTTTTCTTTCAAATTTTTAGAGACGCAGACAACGGTAGTGATACATTAAATCGAGATGCAAAACTTCTAGGTATAAAAGTATTCTTTACTACTGATGCTGCTAACGACGCATAATAGGAGTAAAAATGTTTGGATTTAGATTATTAGGTTTAGGAGGCGGAGCCGGTAAACCCGTTATTGATGCCACTGGTGGAACTATAACTCAATCAGGTGGATTTAAAATTCACACTTTCAACTCACCCGGAACATTTTCTGTAACAAAAGCACCTGCAGGACAAACTGTAGAATTTATGGTAGTTGCGGGAGGTGCTGGAGGCGGAGGAAGAACTAGCCCGGGCGAAAAAGGCGGGGGCGGCGGAGGAGCCGGAGGATATAGAACAAATGTACCTTCTGCTACTGGAGCCGGACATGCTATTTCCGTAGCTGATTTTCCGATTAGTGTTGGAGGCGCAGGATCAGGAGGCGGCTCAAGAGGTGGAAATGGAGGAGGATCTTCCTTCTCAACTTTCTCGTCATCAGGCGGTGGCGGCGGAGGAATGGGAGCTGGCGGACAAGCTGGCGGACCTCACCAAGGAAAATCTGGAGGATCTGGCGGTGGCGCTACAAAAGGCGGAACTGGAGGATCAGGAAATACAGGTGGGTTCTCTCCACCAGAAGGAAATTCAGGAGGTCCAGTTTGTGGATCTAATTCACCACCATGTGAGGGCGGTGGTGGCGGCGGGGGCGCATCTGCAACCGGCGGAGGAAATCAAGGTGGTCCAGGTGGAAACGGATCTCCAAATGACATTACAGGATCAGCAACTTTTTATGCTGGTGGTGGAACTGGTGCAGGTTCGGTAGGAGCTCCAGGCGGAACCGGAGGCCAGGGCGGAGGCGGAGGCCAAGGTCAAGCTGGGTCAACAAACACTGGAGGCGGAGGCTCAGGATGTGTGGGTTCTACTTCTGGAAAAAATGGAGGATCGGGTGTGGTAATCATTCGATATGAAGAATAATGGCTCATTTTGCTAAACTAGATTCAAACAATGTTGTTTTAGATGTACTAACTTGTGCTGATGAAAATGCTCCAACAGAGGAAGCAGGTATCGCTTATTTACAAAGCGTGCATGGTTGGTCAAATTGGAAACAAACTTCTTATAATACATTAGGAAATGTACACGCTTTAGGTGGTACACCTTTTAGAAAAAATTATGCTTATATTGGTGGAACTTATGATCCATCTAGAGATGCATTTATACAGGAAAAACCTGAAGGACACGATAGTTGGGTTTTAAATGAAACAACTTGCCTATGGGAAGCTCCTGTAGCACACCCTGAAAGTGGAGGTCCTTATATGTGGGATGAAGCACAAAAAGCTTGGGTTGTAAATCCTGATTTAACTTAGTATAATCTAAGTATGAAAGCGATACATAAACAAATTCTTAAAGAACAATTTTGTTTTTCTGGAGCAATACCAAAAGAATCTTTAATTGATTTAGATAGAGTTAAAGAACATATAGAAAAAGATTTTGAAGAATTAGGTTTTTTTAGAAAGTATATATTTAAAGAAAATACTTTAGGTATGAAAAACTTTACTAAAGATTATACATGGATGCATGAATACATTATTAATGGATTAAGAGCTTATTACAATCTTGATGTAATGTGTTTAGGTCATGATAATATTCGTTTAAAGAAAGGTGATTTTGTACAACTTCAAGAAGATGAACATGATTTGGTTTGTATGTTTTTTGTTGACTGTTCTAAAACAGGATGTTGTGAAGATTGTCCGCCAGCCACAGTAGAACTTATGGTGCCTACAAATGAACAGCCTGATAGACAATGGAATGAAAGAGTTTGTAAAAACTATTTTTTTGTATTTAATGGTGAAATACCTCATCAAATAACTGAGAATGAAGGTGAAAAACCAATGTACATATCGGTATTTAAATTTAAAATTTTATGAAACATGAATGGTATGCGTGGGGTCCTTACCTTGCAAAATTTAAAGTAGAAAATAAATTAATAAAAGAACTTAACAAAAGAGCAAAGACCTTAACAAGAGATGCAAGATTTACTCTAGCGGGTCATCTTGATAATGAAAAGTTTTATGAGGATAAAGACAAAGAATGGTTTATGGAAACTTTTAAACCTTATTTTCAATCTTATTTAGAAGAATCTGTAAAAAGACAATCATTAGCTAAACCAATAAATAAAGTTAAATTAATAGATCTTTGGATTAATTTTATGAAACGATATGAATATAATCCTCCACACTTTCATGATGGAGATCTTTCTTTTGTTATTTACACAAAAGTTCCACAAAAATTAATAGATGAAAAATACATAGGAACATCAGGTAAACCAGGATCTATTATTTTTCAATTTGGAGAGCAAGGTAGTAGAGTAGGTGGTTACATAACACAACGAACTTTTATGCCAGAGGAAGGAGATATGTTTATATTTCCTGCTGGTTTATATCACCACGTCACACCTTATAAGACCAACGTTGAAAGAATATCTGTATCTGGTAATATAGACATAGAATGAACGTAAAGTATAGTTATTGGTATTTTCCTGCTGCATTATCACTTACATGGTGTGATGATGTAATTAATTTTGCAAAGCAACAAGAATTTAAGAAAGGTATAACTAAAGAATATTCTGACAAAAAATTAAGTAAGAAGAATATGAAAAATTTAAAAAAATTAAGAGACTCTGATATTTCTTGGTTAGATCAAAACTGGATATATAAAGAAATACATCCTTACATGATAGAAGCAAACTACTCAGCAGGTTGGAATCATGACACAGATTGGAATGAAGTTTGTCAATTTACAACATATGATAAAAATCAACATTATGATTGGCATTGTGATGCTAATAATGTTCCTTACGATGAGTCTATTAATAATCCAAACCTTGTAGGAAAAATTAGAAAACTATCTATGACTTGTACTTTATCAGATCCTTCTGAATATGAAGGTGGTCTTTTAGAATTTAGCATGGATGGTCATCCTGAAAGGAATGAGATTAGAGAGTGTAAAGAAATACTACCAAAAGGATCTGTGGTGGTATTTCCAAGTTTTGTTTGGCACAGGGTTAAACCTGTAACCAAAGGTAAAAGATATAGTTTAGTTATGTGGAGCGCAGGTAAACCATATGTATAAATGGAAGAAAGATGGTTTTGAAGTTGTAAGAAAAGCTGTACCAAAAGAGTTAGCTGTCTTTTTAACTAACTACATGAAACTAAAAAGAGAAGTACATAGTATCATGAGAAAGCAAAGATACCTTTCTACATTAGATCAAAGCTGGGGAACCTTTGGAGATCCACAAATTCCAAACTCGTATGCAACTTATGGAGATCTAGCTATGGAAACTTTAATGTTAAAGTGTCAACCTATTTTAGAAAAAGTTACTAAAATAGAATTAGTTCCTACATACGCATATGCACGTATTTATCAAAAAGGTGATGAGCTTAAAAGACATAAAGATAGAATGAGTTGTGAGATATCTACAACTGTCAATTTAGGAGGATCGCGGTGGCCTATTTATATAGACCCTAATCCTAAAGGTGGCACAATTAATGTAAAAGAAAAAACATATACAAAAGGAAAGAACAAAGGTGTTGCAATAAATTTAGAACCTGGTGACATATTAATTTATCAAGGTATTAGAAACGAACATTGGAGAGAACCTTTACAAGAAAACGATTGCATACAAGTTTTTTTACATTATAATACTGCGAAATCTAAAAACAATAATATGTATGACGGTAGGCCTTGTTTAGCTTTACCAGATTGGTTTAAGGGAAAATGAAAGAGAATACTTTATTTAGCATTTTATGTTGGTCACACGAGATGAACAATCATGTCGTTAGAAAAGAAAAAATAAAAAAATTATTAGACAAATATCCAGAAAAAAGAAATGAAACATATTCTTTCTCTTCTAATAGAGGACTTGTTGATCAAGAATTTATCAGTGAGTTTTCAAAACTAATATTACCCGAGCTTGAAGAATTTTGTAAATACACAGAAGTCAATATAAAGATAACAGACGTATGGAGTGTAACTTATAAAAAAGGAGATCATCATCCTGTACATAATCATGGATCTTTAGGTTTAACAGGAATACTATATTTAGATTTTCCAAAAGGGTCATCACAAACGTTTTATGTACAACCTTGGAATAATTTTGTAACAGACACTACAGCTTATGTGCCTACTAGCAGTAGTGAAGGTGATATGGTTATAACTCCTAAATTTTTATCTCATTTTAGTCCACCACAAAAAACAAACAAACCAAAAAGAATCATATCTTGGGATATGGATATCGTAGAATGATATGGCCATCTGTAGTTGTAGATAATTTCTTTGACGACTATCACAAAATAAAATCTTACGGTAATACTTTAAAATACAAAAAAGACCCTAGATCTCTTTGGCCTGGTGAGAGAACAGACTTACTTCACACCATAGATCCAGACTTTTTTAGTTGGAGCACTAATAAAATACTATCTTTAATATATCCCATGAAAGAAAATATACAGTGGACTGCTAGACAATACTTTCAAAAGATAGATGGCAATAAATATAAAAGCCATGGTTGGATACATAGAGATCATGAGAATACAGAACTAACTGCCATCATTTATTTAAGTGAACACAAACACTGTGGCACATCTTTATACAAACAGAAAAATTTTAATAAAGAAAGATGGTCAGATAAAAAACATGAATACTATAAAACGTTGGATATAAAGTATGACACTTACAGAGAAATGGTGTCTGATGACTTTAATAAATCTGTTGTATTTGAATCTATTCCAAATAGATTAGTCATGTTTGATGGAGCTCAATATCACGCAGCAGATGGATTTGAAGACTTTAGTGTCAAAGAACCAAGGATGACTCTCATAACTTTCTTTGAAAGTATACATTCTTTAGGCTTGAAATACCCTCTGACTGAAAGTAAAAGGGTATAGATTTTAAAGACATAACCCTATATAGTGAGCTATTATGTTACAAAAGCTAAACTTTAGACCAGGTTTCAATAAACAAGCAACAGCATCCGGAGCAGAATCTCAATGGATAGATGGTGACTTCGTTAGATTTAGATATGGTCTTCCAGAAAAAATAGGTGGTTGGCAACAATTATCTTTGGACGATAAAACTTTACCTGGTGTAGCCAGAGCTGTACATAACTTTACAAGTTTAGCAGGAGAAGCCTATACAGCTATTGGGACATCACAAGGATTGTTTTTATATTATGATGAATCTTTCTTTGATATTAGCCCACTAGACACAGCGTTAACTAGTTGCACATTTACAACGACAAATGGTTCAGCAACAGTTACTATTAATAAAACATCACATGGTTTACAAGCTGGTAGATACATCACCTTATCAAGCGTAGGTTCTTTACCTGGTGGTGGAGCAACATCTTTTACAGCTGGTGTTTTAGAAAAATCTTATGAGATCTTAACTGTTGCCACTAATAGCTTTACCATTTTAGCTTCAGCAACAGAGACAGGCACAGGCATGTCCGCACAAGGATCTACTAGTGTTAATCCTTACGCGATCGTTGGACCTACAATTCAAACCATTGGGTATGGCTGGGGTACAGACGCCTACAGTGCAGGCACATGGGGCACAGAGAGTTCTGTTTCTGATGTGACTTTAGATCCAGGTAATTGGTCGTTAAGTAATTTTGGTCAAGTCTTAGTTGCAACTATACACAACGGTAAAACGTTTACTTGGGACGCTGGAGCATCAAGTGCAAGATCTGTTAGAGCAGCGAGTAACACTTCTGGATTTTCAGTTACAAATAATCCAACACAATCTGTAATGACAATT